GCCTTTGAATAGCGTCTCAATCCCACCAAGAGACTGTTGAAGTGCTGCACCCTCGTTTAATGAAGAAGATAAGGTATCCTTAAGAACTTTCCCAATACCAATCGCAGCAATCATTTTAGTGACTGTCCCAGCAAAGCTTTTCATAAAACCTTGACCAGCTTTGTCTCCGGCTCCGACTACTTCTGTTCCCATAGCCTTCTCAATCATTCCTTTGATTCCGTCAGCCGATGGAATTATCTGAACATAAGCAGTACCTAATTCTGTTGCCATTAAGTTTCCTCCTTCCCTAATAATCTATTTCTTTCTCTTAAGAACTCCTCGCCCGAACTAAATGTCTGAGTATCTGACTCTGATTTGCGCTCATCTATACCTAGTAATTTTTCTAAAATCGATTGAGGCATATTAGTGCCTTTTGAACCATCTTTCGTCTTCTGCCATGCTAGTATGCTTAATCTATCCACGGCACAAGCTAGTAACGACTCTTCTAACGTGATTCTATTTCCAGACATGATCATCTTAATTCTTGAGTTTGGTCTTAAACCTAAAGAAAAAACGGCCACCGTTAAAACTGGTAGCCGTCGATAGTCATAGATATGATAAGTTTCTGCTAAATCGCAAATTAAAGCATCTTCATCAGTCACAATCATTCTTGCAAGGGCCATTATTTTTTTAAGGCTTTAGCCTGTGTGAAAATCTCAGTAATTTCATCATTCATTTTCTGAATGGATACACATCCATTTTCATCTCGTACATGATCTTTTAATGCAGCCGCTGCAGCAGGGCCTAGAACTTTTCGAACGACTTTAGAAATTAGAAGAGGATTCTCTTCTAATTCTACAAGTAGTTCTAATAGCTCATAGTCATCGTTGATTGTGCTTTCATTGATTTGGAATTTAAATCCGGAAGATGTTTTCCCTTTAATCATAATTAACCTACTTTCTTAATGTATTCGTAATGAGTGGCTCCGTCGCCATCAGGGAACGCTGATAAAGTAGTTTCGTAACCGATGTTTTCTCCACCAGCATACTTAACGTCACCTACTTCTGATACTTTAGCAAGCGGAAGTACCATACGTTTAATAACTCCTGATTTTAGTACCATATCCACTACAAATGATTTTTCTTCGTAATCTTCAGCTTTAGCTTTAACAGTGATTCCTGCTTCTAAAGTTCCAGTTACGTTCTTTTCACCGTAAATTAATTTCAATACGTGTAAGTTTAATGCTTCAATTAAAGTGAACTTGAATTTGTCCTCTTTTTCTTTCAACGTTGTGTTTACGATTGCACCGCCCCATTCCTTAACGTTATCAGACGATGCACTGTTAGCATTTTCTAAACCGTCTTCCGATACGAAACCTAAGTTTACGAATGCAGCATTTAACGCTGTTTCTGCGTCAGTAGGTAATTCTGTACCTGTTGGTGCCATATAAATAGCTCCACCAATCTTAGGCTTAGCTGCGGTTACGTTGCTCGCGTTGTTTTTTTCTGCCATATTTTTCCCTCATTTCTAATAATGTCTGATATCAAACACTGCTTGATATCTGTATTTTTTGGATTCTGTATCTGTATAGTTGTAATCGCTGTTTAAACTAACATCAGATACGTCGTTTAATTCGACTAACTGTTCAACTACTTCTTTTACAGTTTCGTTCAACAAAGAAGCCTCATACATCGACTTTCCGTAAGATTGGAAAGCAAATGTAGAGGCTAATAATTTATTGCGCTTAGAGCCACCTGTTTTTTGAATTAATACAAATTTATCTGGCATCTTAGGTGAAAGTTCGAATACAACTGGGCATTCCAACTTAGCTATCATGAATTTTCTAATTTCAATCTCTATCAACCTCTCACCGCCTTCAATAATGTATTGTTTTTCTTATTATCCTTTTTAGCTTTAGCTGTAGCAGCTTTAACTCGTCCTGTGGCACGTTTTTGACCGATTTGAGTATCTGCCTCATATCCAGTCCCTGCTCGACTAGCAATCTCGTTTGCACGTTCGCTAATCATATTTTTTACAGGCTCCGACTTTAAGAAAGCTCCAACACCTTTAGTGTTTAGCTTGAATTTAAACGAGCTACTCATATCGTTCCACCGTCACTTTCTTGTGCCAGGCAGTTGGTACCATGGATTCAATTCCTTCAACAACTGGCCCGAATGTTCGAAATGTTTTTCCGAAGAATTTAACTTCCCTATCTTCCCAGTTGTGTGTGTCACCTTTAGGAATACCGAGCGTGTACACTGCTTTTTTCCCATAAAGTTGAACCTGGTTAATAACATCCGTAGCCTCAGTAGGAGATACTAGGACATTCTCTACTTGGATTTCTACATCATCGTATGTTGCAGCACCCATTTCATCCTCACCATTTTTAACACGATCTACTAATGTGACAGTAATTCCTTTAATCATAGAACTCTATCACTCCAATCCGTTGCTTAGTGAAGCCTAAACGTTTCAATTCTGCATTCTTGATGAAGATACCACCGCCAGGCACGAGATACGAGCCACTAACTGAGTATCCTAGAGCGCTTTGACTAAATTGAGTCATCGGCTCTTGTTCTGTAGAAGTCATTAATGTACGAGCTACAACATCAACTACAACAGATTTAACCACGTTCTCATAACTAGAACGCTCTACAACCATATTGTCTAAGTCTTTCCCATAGCGACGAGCCTCTTCCCTCAGCATGTCAGATACAGTGGCAAGAAGTGCATTCGCTCTATCAATCTCAGACGGTTGCAGTCGTTTCCATAGTCGATCATCCTTTGCTTCTTTCTTCGCTTTAGCTTTAGTTTTCTTTTCTTCGACGAGTTCCCAATCTCCAGAAAGTTCACTTTCTACTGAAATTTCTACTCCATTGTTTACATTTCGATAAGTTGGCATAAATTACCTCCTACGCTTCTTTAACTCGAGCGAATGCTGTTGCATCTAAAATTCCCCAGCCGATAAAAGCTTCTGCACGTAAGCAGATTTCGTTATAAGCTTTTAAGTCACGACCAGTTCCGTCTGGGTCACCATATTTGATGATTTCTAAAGGCATGTTTTCAGCGTATCCCCATTTGAAGCGATTTTCAAAATCTCCTACAATTACATGGTCTTTTTCTAAAGTACCGCCTTGTTTTGCCAAGTTTTTGTTAATTTGCAATGTATGGTCAGCGAATTCTGTTGGTTTTCCGCCAAAACTGAATTGAGGGTATCTTGAAATATCGTTTTTGTCTTTAAGTTTAGACATTGCTCGAGCTGAAACTGGTGACATAGCAATACCTGTCACATCATTATCAGTCGCAATGACCGTCTGAATGGCATCTTCAATATTTTCATCAATTTTAGCTTCTGCATAAGTTACGACATTAGTTGTCACTAAACCATCAAATGAGTTAGTAGCTTTAAAAGTTGCATCCGTTAATGTTTTTGGCTCTACTCCATGCAAAGCTGCAATGTCGAACGCTTGAGCGATTTTTTTAGAAAAACCATCGGTAAACAATGACATATATTCAATTTGTTTTTCTTCAGAAGCACGTAAGAATTCGTCTGAAATACGCGCTTGGTAAACGAATTTTAAAGGTTTGATGATTACAGATTCAATTTTAGCTTCTCCTGCTTCTTTCTTTTTACCTTCTCCAACAATTTGAGCAGCTCCTTCTAAATTGAAGATAAATTGTTCTGTTCCGTTAAATGGGATTGGTGTTTGTTTTGATAACTGAGCTAATACTGATGTTCCTTGTACTTTTGAAATTAATTCTTTAACCAATTCTGGTTTAAATAATGTTCCTGCTTGTAATGTTGTCATATATTTTTCCTCTTTTCTATTGATTTAATTGTTGTAACATTTGTCGCATTGCTGTCGTTCTGTCATCACCTACGACTGGCTCAACATCTTTCAGTGGAGCGACTGGTTTTGGTTTGATAAATGCAGATAAACGTTCCGCATCGGCTTGCAAGCTCTCTTCGTCGCTACCTTGTAATCTGTCTACCAATTCATAAGGAAGACCGTTTCGCAATGCAATTTGTGTACGAAGCTGTGTTCCTTTGAACTTCTCAACAACTTGGTTAACTTCTGCTAATTCAGACTCTTTAGCGCTAATAAATTCGTCTTTCTCAGCTAGTAGTTTGCTGTTGCTGTCGATTGTTGCTAGTAACTCAGCGTTCGTTGTTTCCAATTCCTTCACACGAGATTCTAACTTCTCTAATCCGGCATACTTCTCTTTCTGACGAGCGAGTCGTTCACCAATGATTCTGTCTAGTTCTTCTTGTGTTTCAATCGTTTTAAATTCAGGCATGTTACTGCCTCCTTTCTCCGCGTTAACCTGCGCGTACAGTAATTTTTTTTATTAAAAAAAGCCACTACATAAGCAGTGACCTTTAGTTTAATAACTGATTTTTTGTTTTTTCTTCGGCTTAGATGTTGCACAAAGCCAATGCGCTAACAACGCGCTATCCATAAGACTGATATCTACATCATCGAAGTGTGAACGATATCCAAATCCACCATTTGAACCAATGTTCCGTTTGTCGCAATTGGTTACAACCTTAGATAGTGATGGTTGACCTGAGTGACAAATGGTCTTCTGATACACGCCTTGCTCAAACATAGCGTTTGCTACGATGATTTCTTTAACAGTAGGCAGCACTACATTCCTTATTCGGAACTCTCTCAATTCATCATCAAGAACTTTCTGTCCACTAGCACCATCTATAGCGATTTGAGACGGTTTAGCTTTCCTTAAGAAGTCAACTATCCATCCATTACCATTTCGAACAGATTGACAATCGACAGTTTCAACGAAGATATCATCAAAATCTGTCCTAATAGCAATACTCAAGGCTACGTTAGTGCCATCTTGCCCATATTTGATTCCAACGAACATAGGGCCTTTAAACTTAGGTACTTCATCAAGCCTAAGAGCCTCCCACTCAGCTTCTGAGATTGCTGATTTTTGGTTATATGTAGGCCAAAAACCAAGACGTTGGATATTATGGTCCAACTTATCGTCACCGAGTTCGGCTTCAATCTTCCGTTCGTCTAAGTGATATCCCATTGAAGGATTGGAATTGTACCAAGCTTCAATGTCTGATATCTCTTTTTCAGTAGATACAGACCACTCTGCCCATCCGGAATACTTACCACGGCCAAATAGACATGTTTCACGGAATTTGCTGAATACCGTTCCGCTTGAAACTGGAGTCGGAGGAGTTCCGCACATAACAGTAATTGGATTATCACTGTCCGTAACTGTATATTTCAATGCAGATTCTTGTTCAGTCGTATATTCTTGAGCTTCGTCTATGATCATGATGTCAAATCCTTCACCCAATCCACCGTTCGAAGTACGCGTCCTGAACTGCAGCACTCCTTCTGTATTAGTAAGAGCGATTCGTTCTTGACCTTTAGCCCGAATAGATGTGAAATCTTCTCCATCAACGTATCCCATCTTCTCTAAGTACCGCTTAACCTTCTCAAAAGAAGAGTGTGAGGTACTAATTCTATGAGCTGTGTGTAATATATTCAAACCTTGATGCAGTCCCCAAAGTTCCAGCATATAAAGAAGTTCGGATTTTCCGTTCCGTCGTGGAATGGAATATCCGAACTTCTGATGGACCCATAGTCCTTTTTTATCAACAGCCATCATTGCCTCTAGCAATTTCTTTTGCCAGATATAGCTGCTTAATCCTGTTTTCTCATAAATTTCTATAGCTTCCTTGCTGAGAGACCTTTTCTTAACGTAAGGCAGGATGACTGATTGTGTAGGAAGCTGATTACCATATTTCTTTCTAGCCATTCACTCATTCCTTTGTTTAAAATCTCTTCAACTCTTTCTAAAAACAAAGAGTTAGCAGTTTTAATAAATAGCATCCGGACTATAACGTTGGATATCATCTTCATTTAATGGAATTCCTGTTTTTAAAGAATTTTCTAGTCGTTCAATAGCTTCTTCTATCTCTTCTGGGTATTGGTCTATGTTAACAGGATTAAAAAAAATAGCATCTTCTAAAGAAACGTTGAATTGTTTTTCATAGCGTTTCAAAAGTTCCTCTGAAAAATACTTTAAACGATCATACACATTGTTATACATAATTCTATCCTTTCAATATCAAACCTACTGTCAAATGTAAAAAATCTAAATCATCTTTTATTGTTTTTAATACCCTCTCGTTTGTTGCAAAATTGATTGACTGAGTAAACTTTTCCGACGGTTCAAATAGTCCTTGTAATCCCATACTTAATACTTCTGTTGCGTTGGGATATTCCTTCCCAATATAAGGAGAAATGAAACTATCTTTTTTTGTTACTTCTGTTGTTCTATAATTAAGATTTGGAAAAATCTTTTTTAAACTGATAGGGTGCTCTCCAGCAGTACGGTTATTAACCCATTCTTTTTCAATTCGTAATACATTAGGATTTGCCCATTCAATCAAATGTCCTATTTCATGATATGGAGTAACTTTTCTTGTTCCCTCTGTGGCTATGGTTAAATATCCATCTTTATAGTCAAGGTATTTTGTGTCATACGCATTTCCTTTTGAATTAACCGCCCCTCGAATAAAAAATCCACGTCCGGATTTTCTTGCTAATATTTTTTTATTATGCTTTTCAGGAATTTTCGACCATTCTTTTGGATAATATGAAAAAGCTTCCTCTAACCCATCTTTAACGGCTTTTGAAGAACCTTTCGCCCAAGAATCGTTAGAAACTGAACCGCCTATCTCTCTAAAATTTGAAAAAATCGATTTTAGTCTATCTTTATCGCCGATATGATTAACGATATCGAAATGGTTTGAAACTTGTTTCCCTATTTCAATTATATCATTCGGAGTTGCTTTATTTAAATCAATTTTACTCAAAGCATCTTTGATTTGTTGTAACTTATATTCGTCAATCCTTTTGCTAGACTGAACCGCTACATCTTCCTCACTCCACTTTTTACTCCACACGTTTTGTTTTTTTCCATCTCCTGGATGATAATCTACTGTGCAAGTACATCTATCATGCCGTCTAAACACATCTTTGTTAACACCTGGATAAGTATAGACACCAGCAAGTTTACTGCACCAAGCGCAACAATTACCGTCAGTTGTACGAACAATCTTTGGCTTTAATCCAGATTTAAAATGAAAATCTGCATTTACTTTGATGTGATTATCAACAATGTTTTGGTTGAAGTTAACAATAGGTTCTTTAAGAATCCATGACACATCGTCGAACTTTTCCTCGTATGACAATCGATTTACTAGTCCATTAATTCTTTCTTGGTTTATTGGAGCCTGGATGGATTTCAATCCAATACCAGCCTCCTTGTTTAAAGTCTCTTGAACCTGCTTAGCGTATGTACTTACCATCTTGTGATTAGTTCCAAGTGTTTCATTCAAAATACGACTAGCAATGTTAAAATGCATCTTTCCATCAGGAAGAATTAATCCACTAATGTTGTTTTGAAGTGCCTCAGAAAGAATCTGCCCTAATTTAGTTGAAAATTCATGAGCGTCTATAAAGTTAGCTTTACCACTTCGCACTAGAAGTAGTAATCTCTCTAATTCTGAACTCTTTTCAGCCTTGCTAAAGAAATCTGCTTTAATTTTCTCGAGAAGTTCAGGTACAATGTCGTATTCATACGAAATATCATAATTATTCATTATCTTTACCTTCAACCTTAGTATTGTTCAACATGAACTCAGCTTCTTTTTCACTCATTCCTGTTGAAGCTAGCAATGCTATACCATTTTCTTTTGAAAGTACACCTTTCTGGTAATTGCTTAATAGTGAAGTTATTTCGTAAGTTGAAATAATCCTATTCTTTTGCTTGTCAGAAGAGTCATCAGTAACTTTCACTTTTTGTTCTTGTGCTTCTTGAACGGGTTTTGCTTCCATATTTCCTTCTATACCAGTTAAATCTCGAATTGTTTCTGCTGTGATATATCCTGGTAGAACCTGGTTTACTTTAATTGCGCCGTCACCGAGCATGGTTAATGTAGATGCGTCTGCTTCGAATAATGGCTCCCATTTAACTTTTACGTTTGTAAATTCCTTTCTCATGTATCTGAAATC